AAAACAATTCGCCTCTACACGAAGGAATATTGAAACGCCAAGCCACAGTAATGCAGCGGATGGCCGCATGGGTGGCCGCCCCTCTGCGCGCGGCCGCGAACGCCTTGACGCCGAGCTATGACGCGGTAGGTGGCCGCCGCCGAGTTCAGAACTGGAGCCCGGGCAACGAGAGCATCAATGCCCTGCTGCAGGGAGCCGGCGAGGAACTGCGGACAAAGGCGCGTGATGTCATTCGGCGAAACCAGTGGGCCGGGAATGCAGTCGAGAGTTTTGTCTCAAACGCGATCGGCTCTGGAATTGTTCCGCAGTCTCAGCACTCGGACCCGAGGATTCGCGAAGCACTTCATACGGCCTGGGCGGCGTGGACGGACGAAGCGGATTCCGCCGGCGTGTCCGATTTTTACGGCCTGCAGGCGCTGGCGTGCCGGGAAACGGTCGAGGCGGGGGAGGTGTTTGCCAGACTGCGCCCGCGGCGCGCCTCCGACGGGCTTACTGTTCCGCTGCAAATTCAACTCATCGAGGGAGAGCATGTCCCACTGTGGAAGAACGAGGAATTCGGCTCCTCTTACGTGCGGAGCGGGATTGAGTTCAGCTCCGGCGGCGCCGTTCGGCCGGAGAAGCGGCTGGCGTACTGGATGTATCCCGAGCACCCCTCTGACAACATTCAACGGGTGAACAATGAGCCGAAGCGGATTCCGGCCTCGGAAGTGCTGCATGTCTTTCGGCCGATCCGCGCCGGGCAGCACCGCGGCGAAACCTGGCTCGCAAAAATCCTCGTTCAGTTGCACGAAATTGAGAAGTACGATTCGGCCGAGCTGATGCGAAAACAAATTGCGGCGATGTTTGCCGGCTTCATCGAGGATTACGATCCGGCAAACCCGTTGCTGCAGACCGACGAAGAGATGGGCGGGATCGAGCCAGGGACGATTCAAGTTCTCCCGAACGGGAAGAAAATCACATTCGCCGAGCCTTCCGATGTCGGCGGGATGTATCCCGAATACATGCGCCTGCAGTTGCGTAAGGTGGCCGCCGGGTTCATGTTTGCGACCTACGAGCAATTGACCGGCGACCTTACCGGAGTCAATTACAGTTCGATCCGTGCGGGACTGCTCGAATTCCGCCGCCGGTGCGAAATGTTCCAGTTCCAGGTCATGGTGTTTCAGTTCTGCCGGCCGATCTGGAAGGCTTGGCTGGATGCCGCCGCGCTGGCTGGTGTGATCAATGCCCTCGATTACGTGCGCCGCCCGAGCGAGTACCTTCGCGTCGAGTGGAGGCCTCAAGCTTGGCCGTGGGTGGACCCGCTCAAAGATCTCGAAGCCGAAGTTCTGGCGATCGACAACCTACTCAAATCCCGCTCCGCGGCGATCAAAGAGCGTGGCTACGATCCGGAGCGCGTCGATCGCGAGATCGCGGACGACCAGAAGCGTGAAAAGTCGATGGGGCTCGAGCGGCGCGACAAGGGGACCGCCGCGCAACAGCAGCCGGAAGATCAAACTCCACAAAGGAAGAAACCAAATGTTGCCTAACCTTCCCCGCTTCGCCCAATTGTTTCTGCAGGAGTACGGCACGCGCCCTCTTCTGATCGAAGAGAAAGCGATGTCCGGTTACATCGAGCCTCACGATCCGGAGGACGATCCGGAAGACATCGAAATGGTTGGCGTCTACGGAATGCTTACCGAGGATTCTCCGTGGTTCGGTACGACCTACTCGCGCATTCGTGAGAAGGTGCAAACGGCGCTGGACAATCCGAATTGCAAGGGCATTCTGCTCTGTATCGACTCGCCTGGCGGATCGACTGATCACGCTTTCGAGACGGCGGAATTCCTGGCCGACGCCGCAAAGAAGAAGCCCATGTGGGCGGTCGCCGACGTCAACGCCTACTCCGCAGCCTACCTGCTCGCCTCTGCCGCGAATCGTATCTATGCCGCGCCCACCTCCGGCGGAGTTGGATCCATTGGCGTGTATGCGGCACACGTTGAATTCAGCGGAATGCTCGACAAAGAGGGGATTGGGGTAACGCTGATTTCAGCGGGCAAGGGGAAGACCGACGGAAATCCATACAAGCCTCTTTCGAAAGAGGCGAGGGAGAAGATTCAGGCCGAGGTGGACCGATTGTACGAGTCCTTCGTGGCCTTTGTTTCCCGTGGGCGCAGACTGTCGGCTGACGCCATTACGACATTGGGGGCGGCGCTTATGCATGGATCCGACGCGGTTTCCTCGGGGCTTGCCGATGGCATCGGCACGATCGAGGAAGTCATGGAAAAGTTCCATTCGAAAGTTTCAGCCCCAACTACCTCCGCGCAGGCACCCGCCGGCGCGAATTCACACGCAGGAGTCTCTATGAGCGACGTAAAACAGGCGGGCGCCGCGGCGGCTGCCGAGGAAGAAGTGCAGCACCAGGAGCAGAGCGAGGAGGCAACGCAGGAAAAGGTAGAAGCAACCAAGCCTGCCGCGCCATCCTTTGCCGAGGCGCAAGAGATCGGCCAACTCTGCAAGTTGGCTGGTTTGCTTGGCAAGACTGCGGAAATGCTCGAAATGCGAGTCAAAGGCAAATCCATGGAGGAGATTCGCACTACGCTGATCAACTCCAAGGCGGAAGGCAGCCAGGAAATTTGCAGCAATCCTCTGCCGAAGACCGGCACGACCGAAGTATACGAACCCGCGAACGGGCCTCTCATGAAAGCCATGAAGGCACTCGGCGGAGAAGGGAAGGTGGCGTAAATGTCCACAATGAGCGAACGCAACTATCTTTCGGACTGGCTCGCATGGGAGCAGGACCGTAACTACTCCCGAGAAAAAATCACCATTCTTGCCGGCAGCGGCTCCGCCCGAGAGCTGACCGACGGCATGGTTCTCGGGAAAGCGGCCAAAGGTGCCGCAACTGGCGCGGCCGTAGCGGGCAACACCGGCAATGGCACGATCACCGCTTCCCCGACTGTTGCAGCGGCGGCAAAGGTCGGCGTTTACCGCTTGACTTGTATTGAGCCTGCAACAGACCTCGGAAAGTTTCAGGTGGAGGATCCCGACGGAATCGTCATTGGAGTCGCGACTGTCGGAACCCAATTCACAACTCACCTCACCTTTACCATCGCTGACGGCTCAACCGATTTCGTCAGTGGTGACTCCTTCACTATCACTGTCGCGGCCGGAACCGGGAAGTGGGTGCAGATTGACTTCTCGGGAACTCTCGGAACGGAAGACGCCGCGGGGATTTTGATCGGCGATGCAACCGCAGCGGACGGCACGGACGGCGTGGGTGTGGCCCTCGTGCGGAATGCGCGCATCGTGCCCGGCAAGATCACTTGGCCGGCTGGCGCAACAACCAATCAGAAAAACGCAGCGCTTGCGCAACTGCTGGCGCTTGGAATCATTGAGGCCGACGCGGCCTAAAGGAGACGAAAGAACAACATGACTACCAATCCCTTTACCGCCACCGGCTACGATTTGATTTCGATGACGATGGCAATCAACAAGGTGCCGGATGCCCAGCGCGTCATCGGCATCACGGAGCGCCTCGGCATCTTCCGGTCGAACCCGATCAGCACGACCACATTCAGCGTGGAAGAGTTGAACGGTGTTCTGAACCTTCTGCAGAGCCAGCCTCGCGGCGGGCCCGTTCCGAAAAACACCACGGCGAAGCGCAAACTGCGGAACTTTGCCGTTCCTCACTTTCCTCTCGAGGATGTGATCCGGCCGGAAGAGGTGCAGAACGTTCGCGCGCTCGGCTCCGAAAACATGGCCGAAACGGTCGCCTCAGTTATGGCTCGCAAGTTGGCCGAGATGCGCCGGAAGCATGACATCACCCGGGAGTGGCTTCGCCTCAATGCCCTCAAGGGCATCGTGCTCGACGCCGACGCCTCCGAAATCTACGACTTCTTCACCGAGTTTGGCCTGACTCAGCAGAGCCAATCGTTCGAGCTCGATCAGGCTGGAACAGATGTGAATGAGGAATGCCGGACAGCACTTCGCTACATCCGCACCAATCTCAAGGGCGACACAATGAGCGGCGCCTATTGTCTCTGCTCTCCCGAGTTCTATGATGCACTCATCGTTCACTCGAGCGTGAAGGACGCCTTCAAGTACTTCAACACGCAGCAGGGGCAGAATCTGTCCGCCGACGTGAGCGGGCGATTTACTTTTGCCGGAATCACTTTTGAGCCGATTGAGTCATCCACCACGGACCCGGACGGAACGGAGCGGAAGTTCATCGCAGCCAACGAGGCAATGCTCTTCCCCCTCGGCACCACCAGCACCTTCCAGGAGGTCATCGCTCCCGCTGACTTCATGGAGACGGCGAACACCATGGGCCTGCCGTTCTACGCAAAGCAGGAGCCAATGAAGTTCAACCGCGGTACCGAGGTCCACACGCAGATGAATGTTTTGCCGATGTGTACCCGCCCGGAAGTTCTGCTGCGGCTCACCCTCACCTAAGTCGGACCCTTTCCCCCACAGAAGAGGAACCAACCCATGACCAATCTCCGTACAGCGCCGCTCACCCGAAGGGCGGCGCTGCTCCTTCTCCTGTCGGTGGCGGTTCCGGCGATTGCGCAGGGGCCGTTCCTAAACCGGCGCACGGCCACGATCTCGAGCGGCCAGTCCCTGACAGCCTCAATTGACCTGAAAGATCAGCCGATCGTTGCGATTCAGATCCCGTCCTCTTGGACTGCGGCGAACCTCACTTTTCAGGGTTCAAACGACGGGAGCACATTCGTCGACGTTTACAATTCCTACGGCGACGAGTTCAGCGTGACCGCGGCCGCAAGCAGATACATCGTGCTTTCGCCATTCGAATTTCAGTGGGCTCGCTACATCAAAATCAGGTCAGGCACCACCGGAACACCGGTAAATCAGGGCGCTGACCGAACCCTCGTGATTGTCACTCGCCGCGTGCTCTAACCCTTTTGGCTCTCATCGACGACATCCTAGCGGAAGCTCTTCCGGGTCCCCTCAAGGACAACTTTGGGGATGCGGTGACCTATGTCCATAAGCCGAGCGATGTCGAGGATGAAATCACGGCAATTTTCAGCGATCCTGGCCCGGAGTCGGCATTCCCCGGCGCCACCACCATTCTTGAGGTAGTTGTCGCTGATCTCTCGGCGGCCCCTGCCAAGAACGATGAAATCCACTATGACGGAGCCGAGTATGTGGTGTTCGATCTTCGCATTGACGAGATCGGATTCGCGCTCCTGGGTCTGAGAAAGAAGCGTGGTTAATCCCAACGACATTACCTCTGCCGTGGTTACCAAAATCCGGGCAATAGCGACAGTAGTGGCTCTCGTTGGGGGAGATTCTTCCGCTATTTACGCCTATGAGCCGAGCTTTCCAGATGCAGCGAGCCTGGAGCAGGCACTCAATGAGATGGTGGCCCCGTCGGTGCTCGTCTGCCACCGCGGATTCTCTACAGGTGTCGAGGCTGTCTCGCGAACCCATCAAATCTCAATCTTTGTCGTTCCGAGCGGGAGCCCATGGGATCTGATTATTGCGATCGCGGAGGGTATTCCCACGGGAGACGTGGAAAGGTTCGCCGATCTTGAAGTCATGGCCGAACTGGATCCTCCGCACGAGTATTCGGCGCTCGATCCGACACAGC